CAAGATCATCTTCAAGCAATTCACTTACAAAAGACCAACTACGTGGCGTTGCAAAAGAACGGCTTGGAGACTTCGGATCAAAGTCGTATAAGTCTTTTTTGCTAAACTGCAAATAACCAACTACGTCTTTGTGAATTTTATTGTCAACCGCCCACTGAAACCAATCATCAAAATCAACTGCTAGTTCCAAGTGAACAAATCTATTTGATAAAGGTGCCGGCATTCTATAAACAACACCTTTATCTGCTTCTCTGTTACCAGCGGCAACAATATAAACATTGTCTGGCAAAGTATATTGCCCAACACGTCTATTCAAAATAAGCTGATAAGCGGCGGCTTGTACAGCCGGTGCCGCGGAATTCATTTCGTCCAAAAACAAAATAATATTTTTATATTTCTTCGCCATTTTTGCATCTGGAAGATCTACTGGCGGTGCCCATTGCATAGTATTGTCATTTGCCGCATAGTATGGAATACCTTTAATATCTGTAGGTTCCCATAGAGATAATCGAATGTCAATAACATGAGCATCCATATATTCACCAATTTGGTGAACAACATCTGATTTACCAATACCTGGAGGTCCCCAAATAAAGATCGGACGTTTCTTTTTCATGCTATGCATGATTCTAGTTTTTGCTTTGTTTGGACTTATAGTGCGAATTGCTACGTTTTCCATTTTGTACTCCTTTGTTTCAGTCAGTGCCTAATTTCTAACTATATATACAGTATAGCATCACTAGATACAAAGTCAACCTCAATGTTACCAAAATGTTTAGGATTGGCGTTTCATAGCCTTTACAAGTCCATATTTACGTAGGTCGCCTGAAAAAAGATGCAGTTCTAATGACTTCTTTTCGTCCGTAACATATATACTTGTTTTGGATAAGAAATATGGACAATTAATAAACTTGTCAAGGAATATAATTGTTTGTGTTGTAAATGGTTTGTCTTTTGGATACGGAACTTCGTAAAATCTTAAGTCTAGTTTTTCAATTAAAAAATCAAAACCTGCAGATGTAAGACGCAGACCACCTGTGTCTTTTGACCTAGTATTTTGCCACCATAGAGGCATATACTCTTTTAGTGTAGCATCTGTAATAGCAATGTTTGCCTGTTTTAAGAAAATTTTTGTGTATGTTTCTTTTACACTCATTCTTCAACTTCTTCACCTGTCGTCAATTTAATAACTGTAAAATCTTGACAATCAAACATGTCATTGAGTTTTTGAGATAAATTGTGTGCATGACCAGGATTAGAAAATGAAACTTTTTTATATTTAGGACCAGGGTAATTTGTTAAAGAATTCAAACTTTTTAAGTTAAAAGGTTTGTTTTTATAAAATACAGCCCATATAGCTTCTGCATCTAAAACTTGTTCTGCTCTATAGGTCTTTTTATCCACATATTCTAATAGTATTTTAGGTTTTGGTCTACTCATGTTATATACGTATCCTTAGTTATATACGTATATATTTATCTTTTTTTACCAGCCTTTGCCGCCATCAAGTTCGACTTGAATGGTTTCTTCTTGTTTAGGCTGAACTAAAATCTTTTCTAAATCGCCGTTTAATCGTGCTAATACTATGCCTAAAGTAAATGCTAAAGATTTTGCTTGTTGGATATCCAATGTTACATCTTTAGCTCTACCAGCATCAGCACCTTTCACTTGTTTTAGAAATTGCTGTATAGGACCTGTATTGATAGGTTCATTTTGCATTTGCTTTTCCTAATGCTTCTCGCATTTCTATTTTAGTCTTAAACGGACCTTGATACCTATATCTTTCTAAAGTAATCAATTTAGGACAAAAACTTTTTACCCAACCTTTTTCAAATTCAATACAGTAAAAACCTGCACAATATAAACTTTTAGATTTTCTGCTCTTTGTAAAAAGTGGTAATTTGTTTTTTACATCATAAAGTGGATTATGTGGAATAGTAGAAGTAGGATATCCATGGACTTCTTTTGTATCTACCTCTGTAATTTCTAGTTTATTCCATTCTATTTTTTTGCCAATATCTTTTTCTACAAGATTTTCATTCTCAAAAAACCTTGTGCCTTTTGAATCACTTAAAAGATATTTTTCATCAGATAAAGATAAAGTTGCAATTTTGGCTCCGTTGTCTTCTAAGATCCAAAATTTTCCGTCTATTACTTCTTTTGCTTTTACGCCCATTATGTTTCTAACTCCTTTCTATATTTTTTTTGTTCATTTTTTATTTTTTCTACTACAGTATCATCAACACATGAAACCATGTGAGGTCTATAGTCTTTTCCAAACTCAGAATATAATTTTACTAAAATTTGTGTACTATTTTGCCTTGCATAGCTTTTACACTCATTTACGGTGTTGAAAGTTGGTTGAGTAAATACAAATGCCATTGGTGGTTCAAATCCTTGTGGTTGACCGTTCATTAATGCCATTAGTGCTACTATGTAAATTTTCATTTGTATCTTCCATTCAATGGTTCTGCATATAACTGAGCCTGTTCACTAACACGTTGTAGATCCCATTTAGCACAGAACTTCATCAATTTCATTCCTACTTGAGTAACCTGCTTAGGATTTTCTATTGCATTTTCAACAGTGTCTTGTATTAGATGTTTAATATTTTCTGGTTGTGCAGATAAATCACAAAGTGTTACGTTTCGATTATAATCATCAAGTACACGATGTTCTTGTCCGTTATGATCAACCCAACGTTGTAGCATCATGTTATTCCAATTAAAGCCTTTTGTATCTTTATCTTCAAATGCTTCTTGTAATCCTACTTTGTTTCTAGTACCTTTTGTTCTTACACCAGGATAAGCACTGAATACATTATCACTAGTATCACCCCGCATACATTTTTCAAACAACATAAATGCAGGATTAGGTGCCGCCTTAGGCTCCCCTGTCTTTTTATCAAGCACAGGTTTCTTTTTCTTGTCATCAAAGTAACCTTCGTGTGTGATAATTGTGTTGCTTACACCGTTGTATTGTTTTACATTAGGTGCTATAAGTTGTGCAAAGTCACCGTCAGTGCTAACAATAACATGATTGTCTTTTGGATGGGCTTGTATCCAGCCAGCAATAAGATCATCTGCTTCAAGTTCAGGATGTTGTAAAACAGAACAATTTGTTTTTTCAGCAACAAACTGATTGAATAGATCAAATGTTTCCCAAAATATTTTATCTTCGTCTTGTTCTTTTTCAGTCAATGCAGATCTAGCTTCGCTTCTATTTCTTTTATAAGGCTCATAAAAATCTTTACGCCAACTGCGACCTTCTAAACAAAATACAACGTGACTGCCATCAAAATCGTTCCATGCTTTTTTTACACTATTAAGTGAAATATGCAAAGCCATGCCGATCTTCGTAGTAAGGTCACCTCTTATCACATGTCTTGCACGGAAAAATGTATTTGCAGTATCTACTAATATATAAGTTTTCATTTTACATTCTCTGATATACAGGTTTTTGTCCTATTACATTTGGTATTTCTAAATCAGTTGTAATCTCAACTTCAGCACAAGATACATAATCTATTTGCATATTACCGAATCTTTCTTTACCGTGTCCTAACAATCCGTTTAGCAACTTATCTTGGTAATCTTCATAAAATTGTAAACATTGATCATAACTTTGAAACTGTAATTGATAGCTATAAAGATTTTCTGTCTTATCCGGATTGTCTATATAACTTAGAGTAGCTAAAAATATTATAGCAAAAAATTTCATTAACTCACCTCTGATTTGTCCTTGTCTATAGGGTTTACATTAATATAACCCATTTCGCGTTGTGTGTCAAGTCCCTGTTCGTCCAAAACCTGCATTGCGATTGTCCGAAACCAAGCATCTACTATCTGTTCGTTTGTTTCACCTGAATAACCTGCATCAATTAATTGTTCGATAAATTCGTTGTTCCAGTCAAGTTCAAAAAAACCGTTACGAATATTATCAGGATTAACTTGGGTATCTAGTACACCTACCCAAGGTTTGCCATCTTTAGTAGCCTGCTCTTTTTCTTTTTGTAGAATATCTCTACGTTGTTCTTCATCAGACTTGGGCGTTTCTAAAATTTTAGGTTTTATACCTAAAGTAGTTTTTATTTTTTCCCAGTTCATATTATTCCTTTCTTCCTAAGTTCGTCAAGTCCATCTCCACTTTTATCCTGTTCTTCATATGCTTCATGTTCCCCAGGCGTTTCCAAAGAGACTGATGTGTAGTCTCGGCGTGAACCTCCAACCTTTTTCCATACAGATGTTAGCCACCTCTTGAACGTTAAGGTTGTATTCTTCACTGCGACCACCCAACGGCATAAGATAGACTGGACATTCAATGCCAGCGGCTTTATACTCTGCGACAGCCTTACCAGCTTCTTCGATATCAGTTCTATCAGCAACAACAAACTTAAGATACATAATGCTACCACCCACATCAGCATAATCCCTAGCCACTTCAGGCTTGATAGCAGTTTTCCAAGGTTCTCCACTAACAGAGAGTTTTGGGGAACAACTCCAAGTGATTTCAAATCGGTCTTGATTCTGTAAATAATCCTTGAACTCTCCGTGAAGAAGTTGTGTAGTATTTGTTTCAAATGTAACATTTTTTAGATCTCCCATTTTAGGATGTTCAAATAATTCAATATAAAGTCTTTGCCATCCAAGCAGAGGTTCTCCCCCTGTCATTATTAAATGTATATCTTGTCCATTATCTTGCACCCATTTGCCGTTTGGAGTAAGGCTTAACAAGTGTTCTACTACATCATCTACTTCTTTAAGCATGTTATAGTGTTTAAATTCAGGATAGATACTTGCATAAGTATCACATCCTGTATGTATAATGGGCAAGTCGTTAAATTCTTTTGTATCTTTATGCACATTTTTATCAAGTAAGTCTTGTACTTCTTGATTGTGTTTTATGCCAGCCTTTTGTTTTTCATCTCGCATAGGCTCGCCACGATCTAATCCAAAGTTCATACAACGGAAGTTACAACCGAAAGTACGTAGAAATACACTTGGTACTCCTACGAATCTTCCTTCTCCTTGTACAGAGTAGAATGCTTCAGAATATCTAAGTTTCATTACACAATCTCCTCAACTATTCCTAGTACTTCAGCTAAGAATAAAATACCTCCTGAGATCATCATTACTAATCCGGCATCTGCTATAAAGATATCTGTGTAATTATTAGCTGACCACAAAATGTATCCAGCATAACCTAGCATAGTTGAAGCCGCAAATCTAAAAATACTTTTTACTATGCTTACTGCAAAGTGTCCAAGTCCTGGATCTTTACTTGCAGGAACAATAATTTTTTCTGGTATTGGCATATTTTCTCCTATTTGTTACAAGCAAATTCTTGTTGAAGTTTAATATTATCCATGAATTCTTTTTTAGTACCCATGTCATCATTAAATGCACCACGTAGTACAGTTGTCTGTGTCAAACTACTGTGAGCACCAATGCCTCTGTTTTCACAACAACCATGTGTCGCTTGTAAGTACACGCCTACATTAGAACTACCAGTTGCTTTTTGTATCTCGTTAGCAATCACGTTGTTTAGTTCTTCTTGTAGTGTTCCACGCCTAGCACACCATTGTGCAATACGTGTATATTTAGAAAGTCCTATCAGTGTATTTGCGGCAATGATACCAATGTATGCTACACCATTTACTGGTTGATGATGATGCGAACACATACTTTTTATTTCGCTTCGCACTACCAACATGCCTTTGTAACCATCATCTACATGGTTAGGAAAAGCAGTAGCATTAGGCATTGGATCATATCTCCCTGCCATTATCTCATTGAAATACATTTTAGCTAGGCGTCTACCAGTGTCCATGCTATTAGGATCATTGTGCCTATCAATTACCAAGCTATCTAAAACTTGTTCAAACTTTAGTGTTGCCTCTTCGATAAGTTGTTCTTTGTCGCCTTCTTGTAAGACCTCGGAAATGTTGTCACCTGCCCAATAGCGGATGCCAGCATCTTG